ATCTGTAAATGTAGCGGTTCCGTTACCAGTAGTTGGTGCTTGTTTCAATAGGCAAACAAAACTTTTACCCGCCACTGCTGTTGGCATAGTAAATGTACAAGCAGTAGAGGCTGTTAACGTAACTGACTGTAGTGTTCCATTGGTTAAACTAAAAGTGTGTGAGGTAGTGACAGTTCCAACCGACACAAGACTTTCTGTGTAGTCAGTAATTGTCGGGTTTACTAAAGAAGCGCCTGAAGGTGAAAAAGCCCCTACTTGTGTATAAACGCCCCAAGTAGTTCCGCTGTACACTAAAGTAACAGAAACACCGCTAATATCACAAATTAAGTCTTCAGCAGCACCTTCAATAGTGCTGCCGTTGCGTCCAACAGTTAAGTTGTTAGAGGCAAACGTATCTGCTCCATCAGCGATAATAACACGTTCTCCAGCAGTAGGAGAAGCAGGTAGTGTCAGTGTAAACGAACCACCAGAAGTATCTGCTACAGCCCCTTGATCGGCTGTTAAAGTTGCATTAGCTGTGTAAACCGAATAAGAAACGGAAGTACCAGCAGCCCCTGTTTCTCCCTGAATACCCTGTGGACCTGTTTCCCCTTGAATCCCCTGCGGTCCTTGTGGACCAGTTTCCCCTTGGATACCTTGAATACCTTGGGGTCCCTGAGGACCAGTAGCTCCAGTTTCTCCCTGAATACCTTGGGGTCCCTGTGGTCCAGTAGCCCCGGTTTCACCTTGGATACCTTGGATTCCCTGTGGACCTTGATCGCCTTGAAGACCTTGTTCTCCTTGGATTCCTTGAGGTCCTTGGGGTCCAGTATCTCCTGTTTCCCCCTGAATACCTTGAATACCTTGAGGACCTTGTGGACCTGTTTCGCCCTGAATACCTTGAATACCTTGTGGTCCTTGAATACCTTGAGGTCCGGTTTCACCTTGGATACCAGCAGAACCACTTAAATCAGTTACATAGCTGTAAACAGAACCATTCCATAAGTATAATTTAGCGTTGTCTGCGTCCTCTACATCACCTGTTTCAATAATAGCAAATTCACCTGATGCAATTCCAGTTGGAGATGTATCAGCAGTTAAAGCAGCAACACTACTGTATGTTTTGGCAATATTAAAACCAAGACCTGTTTCACCTTGAATGCCTTGGATTCCCTGTGGACCTTGTGGTCCTGTAGCACCTGTAGCGCCTGTAGCACCAGTTTCTCCTTGGATGCCCTGAGGACCAGTCTCTCCTTGGATGCCCTGAATACCTTGCTCGCCTTGGATGCCTTGTGGACCTTGTGGCCCCGTAGCTCCGGTAGCGCCAGTTTCACCTTGGATACCCTGAATACCTTGAGGTCCAGTATCACCAGTATCGCCTTTGATACCCTGAATACCTTGTGGTCCTTGAGGTCCTGTTTCGCCTTGGATGCCTTGGGGACCAATTAAACCTGTCTCACCTTGGATACCCTGAATACCTTGAGGACCAGTAGCGCCTTGAGGTCCTGTGTCACCTTGAGGACCTGTTTCGCCCTGAATACCTTGAATACCTTGAGGACCAATTTCACCTTGAGGACCTACATCACCTTGAGGTCCCACTTCGCCTTGGATGCCTTGTGGACCCTGTGGACCAGCAGGTCCTGTGCCTTGTGGTATTGTAAAAGAAATAAGCTGAGAACCAGCGTCTCCAGTAATAGTAACAACAGCGTTACTTCCTTGTGCGCCATCAGTTACCGTTCCTACAGCAAGACGAGAAGCAACAGCAGCATCAAAAACAGCTTGTTCAGCAGATTCAGCAGCTTCTTCAGCGCGTAGCGTAAGTTCTGTAACGGTAGAGATAGAAGCGTCATTGGTAGCATCGCCACTACCACCGGAGCCACGATAAATAGCCATTGTTATTCCTTAGGTTTTGTTTTCTTAACCGTTTTAACAGGAGGGGCTACTTCTTCTTTTTTTTCTTCGATTACTTCTTCGTAATCTTCTTGTTGACGGATTTGTTCAATATCATATTCATTATGAAACTCCATAATACCGCCACTAGCTTTACATCTGAACTTAGCCATGTTTTCTCCTTGTTGAAAGGCTCTGCGTAAAAGCCCTTTAACAAGGAAGCCCTCCGAAGAGAGCCTCCTTTAGCCTACTTAGGCAGGCAGTGCGATAGCCACAGCGGCTTCGTCACGCAACTCTTTCACGCCATACAGCATGTCAGAGGTAAACAACGTACCCAAGTACTCTTGCTTGTACTGAGTCTGTGAGCGAACGCCCATCTGCTCTGCCAACACAAAAGCGTCCTTGTGGAACATCAGACCAACACGGGTAGTATCGGTGGTAGCTGTGTCAGCGTTGGTGGTCACGTAAACCTTAACGCCATACACATCACCAATCTGACCGTTGCGGATGGTGTTGCTACCACCAGCTTCACCAGTGAAGGATTGCTCAGTGAAACGAGCCAGACCCATCAAGGTGTTACGTGCTGACGGAGGAATAACCATCACACGACCGTCCATAGGTACATCGGCATCGTCCATAGTCTGGATAACACGACGAATACCTGCGTCAGTCAGTGCGGTACCAACGTTGGTGCCATCGACATACAAAGTAGAACCGTCACCGCCGAGAACAGCTTTATTGTAAGCTGCGGTGCCTGAACCACCACCAACACCACGACCCAGCTGGATCAAGTCGGTATCAACTTGCTTTGCCAAGGCATAACCAGCGTCAGAAGTGTAGAACTGACGTAGTGAAGCCAAAGCTTGAGCTTCGGTGATGTCTTCGATCAAGCGTGAATACTCGTAGTGCTTGTTAACCAAGACTTGGATTTCTGTCTCAGTTGCAGCTTGCAATGTGACTTGCGTAGATGCAGCCTTAGCAGCAGCGGTGCCACGAGTTGGCTTGGGGATGTGCAAGGTGTCGCCCTTTTTGCCCTTGAAGGACATCTTAGAGACGAGGTTTGCCATAACGAGGTTCTGCTTGTAAGCAGCGATAATTTCGTCACTCCACAACTCTGGGATAAAAGTTGCTGCTGTGGTATTTGTGACGTGATTGCTTCCGAGTGCCATTTTAATTTCCTTTCAGAATGATTTTACTTGACTCGACCTTCAGCGTAAGCCTTCATGATTTCATCAGAAAGAGCTTGGTAACGCTCAGGGTCTCGCCGCATGAGTTCAATTATGTCGGAGCGTCGATATGTCTTCTTTGAACTTTCCCCTGTGCCTTTGGTACTACCTGTGCTAGCAGCTTTTATTGCTTGCTTGCGAGATAGTTTCTCAACATCAGCGGCTTGTTGGACTACATTCTTTCGTTCTTTCCATGTAGATAACAATTCACTGGCAGCATCAAAATCAAAGTGTCGATCAGCACGGGCATACAGCTCTTGCCTAACCTTACTGTTCATCACCCACTCTTGGAACGAACCGTCTTGGACGATGTCGTTAAAATCAGGGTGAGTAGCCTTAAGGTTATTCAGGGCTTCTGCACGTTTCATTCGGGTCGCTAGCTCTTCAGCTTGACGAACCTTAGGATGCTTCTCAATAGCTTTTTGGATAGCTGCATCAGGGTTTTCAAAGAAGTCAATTTCTTCTTCTTCGACTTTAGGGGCTTGTTGTGAGATGGTTTGGGCGCGAATATAATCATCTACTAATCGTCGAAGCTCACCAACTTCACTCCCTTGTTTACCCATGGCTCTTTCAGCCTCTTGGTGCATCCTGACAATGTCTTTAACAGACTTGCCACGATACTTTTCAGGAATGTCGTCTTCTTCTTCTTCAGAAACCTCAGGTTGTTCTTCTATAGAATCTTCAGTTTCACTATCGAGGGTGTCGAATTGATCGTCCTCAGTTGCTTGAGATGTATTCTCGTCTTCATCAATAAATGTTGCCATATTGTACTCCGTGCTGTAAAAGCATTGTGGAAAAAAACAGGTGCTTGTGCTTATTCAGCGGCACTCTTTCGTTCAGCTTTGAGTTTCTCAGCACGTTTTCGTTCCCACTGCATTGCTGCCCCGGGAAAGTCGCCAGTCACGCCCTCAAGTTTGACCATTGGCGTGCTTATGATTCTCTCAGCTGTTTTGTCACATATTTTGCATGGGGTTGCTCGTAGCTCCGAGTCCACTAGCTTGTCAAATAAGTGACCATCTTCGCAAACAAACTCAAATATCCGTTTAGCCATTTACTGTATCCTCGTAACTATTTTTAATAGTAGACTCGTATGACAGAATACGGTTAACAGCTTCAAGTTGTCCGCGCCTATACCACAATTGTTTCTCATCTGTGATGGTTAGAATGTCACCAAGAACATCAGCGTTTCCTTTGATGTCCTCAATGAAATCTTTCCACCCATCTTGAGTAAACAAGTGTAGTAAATTATCGTAATACTTTTGTAACTCTTGATCCATCTCTTTATCCTTTCGTATTAGGAGAGATCCTTAATAATATTATACCATAAATTTACTAAAATGTCAAGCTTTTTTGTTCATCATTTGTAAAGTTGCAATACGTTCATTACTAACAATGTCCCGCTCCTTGAGCATTAGTTCAGCAATCTTAGCTCTCTTGGCAAACTCAGAATCGTCTGCATTACCCTCTTGGAGGTTAGTAGACAGGGCTGCTGCCATCTTGGCTTTAACCACTTCAGGCTCCAATTGAGCCTCTATGGCGTACTTTTGAGCCTTAGCCTGTGTCTCAGCCACCTGAGCCTCCAAAAGCTGCAGCTGAAGCTGGGCAGTCTGCATTTGCATCTGCATTTGCATCTGTTGCATCTGCTGTGCTTCAGGGTTTGGTTGGGCTGCCTGTTGCATTTGTGCAATAAGCTCTTCACGGTTGCTTAGGCCCATGTTATCCACAACTGCAGAGATCAACATTGGGTACACAGGGTTATCCTGACCTACCGTCTGGAGCAATTGAACCAACTGACCGACTTCATACTCACGGGCAATGACGCCTAAGGAGCTAGAGGGGACAAATTTGTAGTCTGCAACAGGATAGTTGTCTGGATCAAACTGCATATAACGCCAAGCAGTCTTTTCGATCATAGGAATCAAGAAAGACTCTTGGAAGTTGATCAAAGTACGCTTATGGCGCTTGATAATAGCGCCTAAGGACATACTTACAGCCCCTGCAGCGGCTTCTCCGTTAATACTGCCGGGAATACCAGCTGCATCCACCGCACCAGTAGCCATTTGGACCATCTTTTGCAGCTCTCCGGCTTGTGCAAAGGTTACTTGGTCCAACTGACCGAACTTAAATGGCTGGAGAATCTCTGCTGGGTTGCCGTTTGTGAGGATTGTCTTACCGGGACGAATCTCCAGCTTGGCACCACGAGGCATCCGTGAGGCGTCCATAGCCATCATGGGGTGCACAGTCAAGGCTAACGCATCAATACGAGCACGTAACTCAGCATCAAGGGCTTTCTGGCTGTTATAGCCCTTCTCACAGATACCACGACCCCAGAAACGAGAGGGAACTACGTCCCATGGGAAAGCCACAACTGGGCGATCCTGCATCATGTAGGGATTTTCTTCGATCTTAAGAAGCGTTCCACCGTTCGCAATGACAATAATAGCCTCAACAAAACCAGCTTCTGCCTCAGAATCATCTTTTTCCTCTAAGTCAGACATCTCGTCTTCGTCTTCTTCGGTTGTGGCATCAACAAACAGGTGCTTAGGTACCAAACCATAGTAACGTGTCAGACGAACTTTGTCATCATCGTAGGCTGTCAGTTCTTTGTCTGCCTCTAGGTCTGTATCTGTGT